ACAATTATAAGGAAATGAGGTGGCTATTCACTAATATTGTGAAGAATAACAAGCCGCCTTCCACGTCATAATCGCTAGATCTTAAAGATATTTTTATCTCTTCTGTCAGAAAAGCAATGTCCCAGAAGGAGTTCAAGAAGATTACTACAGTCAATGATATCTCTACAAATGTCCTCAACGCGGATTTAATCCCTACCGAGATGTCATCACAACTGCAAGATTTCCCTGTAATAAACATGAAATGGGCAAATGGAATTTGGGCAAAGGAAATCAGTGACCACAATTATAAGGAAATGAGGTGGCTATTCACTAATATTGTCACCGAGTGGTACTGTAGAGTTCATAAACATCTCAGTCAACTTTACGATCGAATCCCCACACTTGATTTACCACTTCCTGGATCAAATATGACTCCAGACATTCATTATATTGTTGATGAGAGAAGGATTGATGTATATGAATTTAAGGTTTCGTTAGTTAGTATCAATACATCTCAAATGGATTACTACCAAAGAGAGGCCTACAGGAAATATAAAACTAATATCACTCAAGTCAACTTTGAGTATATTATTGCAAATGAACAACTCGCAAGGAGATGCAAATTGAATCCGATTGATACTCAGAATTATTATAAAATGAGGAATGACCTTCTGAATTTTGCTAGTACAAATAGAACTCTATCAACTGAACTCGAACAAATCGCAGAACGGATTATTCCTGATCAAAAAGATATCGTGTGCCATATTCCCAAGCCATGGATGGAAAATAAAACACCAGAGAATTTGAACCTCATCACATCTCAATTTAATGATACATTTCAATATATCCAAGGATTCTTCAAGCATATAGACAAATTGGAAACCTTTCTCGACAATAACTATTTGGAATGTAAAGATTTTATGACATTTTGGAAAACACACATTCCTCCTCTTGATATTCCGTTTTCTCGGCTGTCTGAAGTCGAGCAAAACCAGATAAAGAATAAATATGGATGCAGGTTTTACAATTATAAACACCCGTGGGAAAAGAAGAATGGGTATGGAAGGGCCAACTATCTAATCCTCCCTCCAATTCATAAAACTCTATCCAAAGGAATCACAGATCAATATTTCCTCCATTTACTCTCCTCTCATTGGTCACTATCCAGCAGTGTGACCCTCATTTTGGAAGGGTTGCGTTTGCAATTGGCTAATCCAGATATCCTTCGAAAATTGCGTGAAATAAATGCTGATATTGCATATTCCAAGTCTTCAGATCTCACGGATCAAGATAAACATAACCTATGTAGCAAGTACGATATTAGGACTCCGATCTCAAAGAAGGGGCATATCAGTCTTAACAAAATTAGGAAAATGCTTGCAGATATTGGAAAGAAGTTGCGTGTTACGTACAATTCAGCTGACCACAGTTTCAAGTTTAGTTCACACGGAAATATCCAACTGAGAGATATTGATAAGAATCGACCATTGTTAGAATTATGTGGAATAGGCAAGAAAACGCAGCGGAAATTCACGTCGACACATGTCGATATTACAACACTCCCTACCGGTGATAACATCGATTATCTTGGTCATATCGATTTACAATCTATTTTCAGCACTAGACAAGAATATGTCCCAGACTGGTCGACCTCTACAGATGATTCTTCAACACAATATATTAATCACTTGTATGGAAACCATCACGATTTCAATGAAGTTGCTAGGGTCTACATGACAGACTCTTTGTATAGATACAATCAAATTCGACGAACTCCAATGGCATGGTTTTTGAACATGTATTCAGCCTTTTATAGAGGCTATATCACTGAAATGAGTAACTTTTCGACTAAAAACACGAAGATGAATGAAATGAGGTTCTTTAAACATCCTCAACTACCTATTTGGCATTTGGCTGGAGTACCACCTAATGATCAAACTACAGGACCTATAATTTGTATTAGTGTTCATGACGGATATATTACTGAGCCTTATTACCTTCCTAGTTTACATACATTTGAGCGTGAGGGCAAAATTATAAGGATTTCGAAACCATTCAGATTGGCATTGGATATCTTCTCACATTCGGAAAGTTATGAATGGAGTTATTACGGAACCGAGATGTTTCTTAAGGAATTTAATTCCTCAATGATAAATACGTCCATGGAAAACCTTTGGCTTCCTAGCTCTCGAAATATTACCGAGTTTTTGGATATCACATATGTTGTGTTGAAAAATATCAGGTCGTATGGGACATATGGCCGAACTGATGCACTCAAAAAACTTGCAATTCAAAAATCTAATGATGTTCGCGTTATCTCGTGGTTGATCAACTTAGAAAGACGATGGAAAAGCTTAAATACTTTAGCTCTCACCTCTCCTAACCTAGATCTTAAGACTGATCCAATTTACGGGATTAAAGCCTCTGATATATCTTTGATCCATAACTTAGCGTACTTAAAGCAAATCCAACCAAAACTCGATGGATTAGACAAAAGAAAAGTTCTCGCTGGTTTCTTTAAGGATGAAATTGAGTATCAGAGTTGGTGGTTAAACTCCCCATTTCGTCCGGATGTAACAAACCCGAATGTTCCAATGACCTCAGATGAATTCTATAACAAGCTATGGGAAGATGATGGAAACTGGACAAAGATTTCTTATAGCCCTGATGTTTGTTTTAACGTAACTAAAGATCTATTTGATACCCAATTACATGCTAAACCCTTTCTAGCAGGACGGGGATTCCCTAAACTCTCGGCATTGGAAGGTGTAAAGACTACAAAAGTATTAGTCGCTCACAATGACGATCAAAGGCCGGGAACAGAGAAGGGGTCATATCATGGACTTCATTCTATCCATCTTAACGAGGCAACATACTACTCGTCAATGAAATTTAAGACAGAAGTTGAAAACAATTCATCTTTATACAAACCGATATTCCAAGAAAGTATGCCTTATGTATCAAACTTCACATTTGGCGATACTGATCCTTTGCTAATTGAATTGGGATGGAGACAAATGTTGACTTATCCTCCGAATTCGGTATTAATCATGAAGTTGAAGGATCAACAGGGATTCTCAAAAAGGGCATTCTTCATTCAGATGGAGTCAATGAGAAATTTAAATCGAGCTATGGATGAAGGATTTCATGAAATGCTGGATGGAAATCCACTCGATATGTTAAGAATCCCCGGGAGTGAAAAACTGGTACATTTACAAAACCTTATGCAGTTGATGAATTACAGTCCTCAAGTATTCAAACTTATTCTTTCAGAAGATCAAACAAAATTCGGTGACACTTACCCTATGGAAGCGTTGGCTCAACAAGCTAAAGCATCATATTTTTGTGGCCAAGGTCCAGCAATTAAGGTCCACGGAGAAAATCTATGGATAACTAAAGTCAATGATACTATTGCTCTTACATCACAACGTACTGTCGTATCACTACATCGTCGAGCTGGTGGTAATGTTAATATTGTTTGTGATGGATTAGTCCTTGATCCAATAGATTACAAATTCAAGCCAGAAGCTGATGTCGATCAAGGATTTCAACTATGGAGATATGGTTCCGTTATTAGATTTAATACAGCTCCTGAAATGAACCAACAGTTACAGCCTATTACAATGACAATGGCGAAATTTCCTGGAGATATTGAGGGTGTCATCGATTTCGAATTGGATGAACAAGGATATCTTGGTTTCTATGAAACTGAATTCATGATGGCTGTGGACAGAGCCCTTACCAATCGAGTTATTTTGATGCCTCATGAGACTGTAGAGCTGTATAATCGAATCCAAAGGCAGCAATCGGAGGGAAAAAAGATTACAGATCCAGATATGGTGAAAACTGTAACAGAATATGTAGAAAGTTTTGGAGCTTTCCTGTCAAATAGTTTTGGATCATTAGATTTAAGTAATGATGTCCTTGCTCAAGTGACACAAAATCCATATATCGTCAAAAAGGTTGGATTTACATTGGGGGTTCTAAATACTCGAGGAACTTTGTTATCTGTTTGCCATACCACTATGGCGATGAGAATTATGGGATATGCCGGATTGGATAACTGCTTCAGAGGTTGCACTCATTCCGATGACTCTATTAAATATACCGACTTTAGATCCGTAAACATGGAAGAGCTAAAACATTCCCAGGGAAAACTAACAGAACTTGGAAAAAAGATTCATAATGGGTGGAAACTTCGATCTATTGATAATTTCAGTAAATTCCAGTTACTCAATGATCAAAATGAAGTTGTAGAGTTTGTCTCCAACACTATCGTATTCAAGTTGATGATGGCTGCATCGTTATTATCTCCGCGGTTTGTGGGACAGCGCCCAAGTCTTCTCAAATATTCGTTCGGATTTACCGGAGAAGTTCTTCAAACATTACATGAGGGTGGAGAAATTACAGAACCATCAATTCGATTTATTACACCACTTATGAATAATCTCCCGAATGAGTCTTACGCCCGGGACCTTGCAACTGCTATAAGTAGAACTAGACCTATTATCGAATCATTTCCTTCAGGACAACTAATTTCAGATTGTTATATTGGATTAAGTTTTATGATGGGTGAAAGATTTGGAATTCCTCTTGATAATATCGAACCTATGAGACCACTTGAATGGGGGGGAATGTATTTTGCTCTACCAGCATTGTTTTACTCCCAGGGAGTTAACTCAAATGAAGTTAGACTTCAATTTATGAAGGACCGATATCCACACATTAAAAATATTATGGATTGGTCTATGAATATCCCTGAAATTTGGAAGATGAGGTCGAGAGAGATTGATGAAATTGTCAAAAATGTGATGGATGTTAAAGGTTTTGGAGCCCAAACAACTATTGATGTCGATGAGGACACTGAGTCAACGACAGAAATGCCGATAATCGAGTATAAGAAACAATTTTTAATTCGGTTTTCTAAAACTGCCAAAGCCTCACAGGCTTTAGGTAAAATGTTAACTCAATTCTGGCCAGAAGTTCGCGAAAGCTTTATGACCAAATATCCAAAATATCGCCAATTAAGTAAGGATTCTAAAGATAATGTTCAACAGATGAGGGAAGCGTATTACTTCTTTCAAGAGGAATATCTTCTAAGAAGAAACACATTTAATTTACGAGTTCTCCGCTTTTTTAATAAATACACATCACGATCATATTTAGAGAAGTATATGAAAGTTCCTATTGGAGTCAAAATTGCCGCTAGAGTTGGGTACTGGAGTCGGAAGATTCCCAATCAATTATTAGAGCGATACCGTAACAATCCAAACCTTATTATTTCCATCAGTGATATGTGGGAACAAATATACAGGTTGGCAATTTCCAACAAGGATCCTCCGAGTGCTGTAGGAAACTGTTCCCAACTTATCAATCATATCCTCTATCCACTAACATCGGAAATTAGAGGAATTACAATCAAAGATTGGCATACTATCGCTCAAACGCTTCAAGTCCACCATTATCCACTTAGATATAGAAAAATTGATCAATTTACTGGTCCCGTTACGTTTTCTAAAGATGTCCCACTTTTGATCGGGCTAATGATCGCAACTAGCGATGATTCATTGAACGAACCTACACATATCATCAGAGGGGGGTACCGAGCAAAACGATTTATAGACAACGAGGAACTGTCCAAATTCAAGGACCTACTTCAAATGTCTGGATTTAATAACAAATCATTCTTAATGAAGCACCATCGATTTTTGATCAAACTTTTGACCAACAAGGTATATAAACCTGTAGCAAAGTTAAACGAAAATACTCCACTTACCTTTTCCCTGACCATCGGTAATTCTCCAATCTTGCCAATGAGAGCCAAAATCCATGAGGGATTGACAGAGGTCCAGCTGCGAAGCTTTGAAATAGATGAACCAACAATGTACAATGTCCAAACAAGGCTCTTACTTCTCGCTGCTTTTAAGGGAGAATATGTCCATCCAGAATGTCGGATATTTGCTCAAGGAATGAACCAAACTTTGATTCCATTAAGTACAGTCATCGAATCTGCTTTGAAGGATAGTAGGAATCGGAATTTCATGGATCGCGTATTGGTCAATTTTGCAGCCAGAGACCCAAACAACCTTGACTTTTATTCATATAGAGTCCTCAGCTATGAGGGTGAACATCGACATGTATTCGGTATTCGGATTTTGGGCCAAAAATTGGCATCAGTATTTTATCTAAACACTGCATCTTTCAACGACGGATATTATAGAGTCTCTGTCACTACTAATTCCAAGGATTCCTCAATGATTAAACTAATGTTTTATATGTCTATGTACTACTTGACTCCGAAATCGATACGAATTGAACAAATGTCTCAAATTAGCGATTCCCAACGTGGTCCGGTCCAAGGTAATTTTATTGTTCATCCAGATGAGGCACGTGGAGATTTCTTAGTTTACAATGATGAAACAGTATATACGGGTGATAAATATGCAAAACCCGCCTTGAAGCAGATCTTCTATGAAGAAGACATGGAAATGCCTGACGAAAAGTCGGTAAACGGAAAACCTGATCCTCACACAAAAGGAGTATGGATAAATGGAATCTACTGTATTGAGTATGATAAACCTATGAATGTCTATACAAACGGATCTCGTATATTTAGTAGGAAAACATATGTTGTATGTCCTTATCGAATTAAATCGTCGCCTAGTGGAGGAAAGTTATATTCCCCAGATAATAAGGTCATTATATCTGATGAAACTCCCCTTTATAGCCCTACGACTGTAGCTAATTATAAAGATGGAGCACTGAAAACAATAGATATCAATATGCACCTAATAAAATCCATCAATGAAATAATAGAATTATGCAAACAAGAAAATCCACTATTCCCGATCGAACCTCTTCTGCCAGAAATATCTATAGATACACTATGCCAATTGAGGAAACTCGAAATTGCTACTCTCTTCCCTCTTTCTGTCCTTCTAAAACATGCTATAACAAGAAATGGTTTTCAAATTGTTGGATTAAATCAGGAAACCAATCAAACACGGACCAAATCATTGAACTCCATGCTCATTAAAACAATCAAAGTAAAACAGTCAGATGCATACCGTCTAGTACCAGCTATTCAATGGGTGTACGAGTTACTACTAGGAGATCAACGTGCTGCTCACAGTTATATCCACTGGGTAGAGCAAGTCACAACCCTTACTTATGATGTAATTATGGACCCGATGGCTGCTAAAGAGAGGAAACTATACATGAAACTTTATAGAGACCGATTTACAGTTACCGGAGGTACGCCTAACAATTATATAGATATTATTTCAACCTCTGATAGTTTCCTTTATAGTTTAGTGAAAGACATAACACCTCATGTTTTTAGTAGAATGTCATATACAGTTATTCCACTATGGGGACACGGGTTGATAGATGAAATGTTTGCTACAAACCTACGCCAATTAAATCATGAATATGTTAATCGGATGTTAGATCTCCTCATTTCTATTTAAAACTATTTAAAACTATTCCTTGGTGTAATCATCATATATATATACTCATTCATACTCAATCCTGTATTTTTAAAAGAACAGGCACGTACCTTGAAAACAGATTTATACCGTGATTTTAAAACAAAGGGACGAAGAAAATGTCTATCAAGTACCTTATATAAGATTTGTTATCGGAACGGTAACTTGGGGGAGGTGGGAATGAGATCGGATAGATTCTCGTATAGATTCAGATCCTTCAAAATGCTTACTAAAGGTCCTCCACCCCACTGGAAATACCCCTATTTCTTCGTATGAACTTACGATGATTTTAAATTGTTTAGACTGTTCTGCGTAAATATCCATCTTTGATATTGACCTACTAAAACTACTAACAATAGAGAAAATTCTGTCTTGAATGAAATCTGGAACATGTTGATCATAAGTTTCATACAGATATCCGAGGATGACTTCAATATAGTCTCCTTTGGCATGGGGACTTAACGGGTTACCTGTAATGTAGTTGTATGAATATTTATACAGGTTATGAGCATCGAACCAAAACGCAAGTGTTTCGTTCTTTTCCAGGTCTTGTCTCATGAAAGTCTGCTTCATAGGGTCCGCCGATCTGATTCTCCATGTTATAAGCATATGGAGGAATGCATCTCCCAAAAACGAGAGGTGGCGACTGGAATCAATCGTCAAAGGTTGCAACAGCAAGGTTTGAACCTGATGGGCAGTTAATAATGGACATCCCAAATCATTTAGAAATCCATCCAGATCGGAATTACTAAAAACAGAGTCCTGTGCAAACCGGGAGATGATCGGTTGTTGTGACCACTTGAAAGCAGTTGGTTGTTTAGGATCTCCAATAAGAGTTAACCGTGAAGAATTTTGGGTTGCGATAGGGGAATACCGAAAGAAGTCAATGACTTGTTGGTAGACTCGACTTTGAGTGGATCTAGGGAAATGATGCATCAGAAGAGGAATAACTTTATTAAATGGGATAGTAATATCCACTGGAGGAGACATCAGGCTCTGTACTACTGCAAATGGTAAGTTAAAGGTACACTCCATTCGAGTTGTCAGTGTAGAGGTAATGTAAAGTTTGGATCCCACCATGATGTCAGGATAACAGAGAACTCTCCATAGATTAGACAACGTAGCCAAAAGAGAAACTTTTTGAGGAGTTGTCAACCAACGCATGTTGTCTGTGAGGGCTCCTGAATATGGTTCAAAATGACAGCAGATTAATGTCTCTATTCCAGTATCCACTTTATGCATGATCCCTTGATATGGGAATTTGACTTTCGGAAGAACATCGAATACATTCCCCTTTGAGATGACCGATTCCAACCCCTGTAAGTCGAGATTGATGAACTTCTTTGTTTGAATTTTATGTTGCGAAATGTGACATTGGTCAACATGGACAAGATCTAGAACATACCACCCGTTAAGTTCATCAAGCGCTAAGTTATCAGACCAGGTAACACCCTGAATCTTGTAGTCCTTGACAGTTAAGACCACTAATCCATTTGGTGCGAGAAGGATCACTTTGTATGTAGGGGTAATCGTGAGTGCATCCATACTCTGAAGAATCTCCTTCTCGAGGGCCTCTTGTTTCTTATGCTTTCTAAATAGGATATCCATAGTCAATACTATAAATCTGGAAAAATGTCTACTCAAAACTCTTTGCGTGTCGGCGGCTTGTTTTTATGTTGCGAAATGTGACATTGGTCAACATGGACAATATCTAGA